TCGAAATCCGAAGTGGCTGGCGTGATGCTTGGCATTGAAACTCGCGGTGGCTTTCATTCCACCAGTGACTTTGCCAACATCGTGCTGAACGTGGCGAATAAAACGCTGCGTGCTTCGTATGAGGCAGCACCGCAAACGTTCAAGCCCTTTGCTCGACAAGTCACCGCGCCGGACTTCAAAACCATTGCCCGCGTGCAGCTGGGCGATGCGCCTTCACTGGATAAGGTAAACGAATCCGGTGAGTTCAAGCGTGGCACGATCAGCGACGGTAAAGAACAGTATGCGCTGGCAACCTATGGCAAGGTGGTGGCGATTAACCGCCAAGTCATCATCAATGATGATTTGGGGGCGTTCACCCGCTTGCCGGAAATGTTTGGCCGCGCCGCCGCTGATCTGCAAAGCGATACGGTATGGGGTATTATCACCGGCAACCCAGTGATGGGCGACGGTACGGTGCTTTTCCATGCCAACCACGGCAACCTTGCCGGTGCAAACGCAGCAATCGCGGTTGCCTCGTTGGGTGAAGGCCGTGCGGCTATGCGTAAGCAGAAAGGCTTGAACGGACGCTTTATCAACGTGATGGCGAAGTATCTGCTTGTTCCGGCAGCGATTGAAACCGTTGCAGAACAATATGTGACGCAAACCAATATCATCTACACGAAAAGCAGCGATTACAACCCGTTTGCCAATAAGCTGCAGGTGATTGCCGAGCCTCGCCTTGATGCCGCTTCGCTTACCTCTTGGTACTTGGCGGCTGATCCGGCGCAGATCGATACTGTCGAGTATTGCTTCTTGGAAGGTCAGGAAGGCGTGTATCTCGAAAGTCGCCTTGGCTTCGATGTAGATGGGGTTGAACTGAAAGCCCGTCTGGATTTTGCGGCCAAAGCGATTGATTGGCGCGGCTTCTGGAAAAACACCGGCGTCTAATCAACTGCAATCTGTGACTACCCAACCACCGGCTTCAAGCCGGTTTTTTTATGTCTAAACCAAAAGGAAACAGCTTATGAAAAACTTTCTCATGGAGGGGAAAACCCTCACTCTCACAGCCCCTTACGCCCTTACTTCGGGGCAAGGCTTGCTGGTTGGCTCTATTTTCGGTGTAGCCTCCGCAGATGCGGCGATCAGCACCGAGGTGGAAGCCGTAACGGAGGGCGTGTTTACGCTCACCAAGGCAACCGGCGCAGCATGGACGGTGGGCGCTCTCATTTATTGGGATAACGCCGCCCGTAACTGCACCACCACCGTTGCTACCAACAAGCTGATTGGTGTGGCGCAAGCCGCTGCCGCTTCCGGTGATACTACCGGCAACGTGCGGCTGAACGGGGCTTTTATCAGTTAGCGGGTGAAATAGCCCAAATCCCCATTGATCGATTAACTCCACAGGAAAACATCCATGACAGCGTTATCTACAGCGATTCAGGCATTATTCAATGATCGCAACCTATCAAAAGATGCGTTCTTCCTGCCGTTGATTGGCATCAATAGGGCCGTTCGTGTCATCACCCGTGCGCCGGATATCTACCAGAACATTGGGCAGTCAGTCATCGAAACCCCAAGCCTTGTGCTTGAGGTGCAAGTGGCCGACTGCCCATCCATTGTTCCGGGCGACCAGTTCATGATCGATGGCATTACCTATTCCGCGCAAGGAAGACCGCGCCGGGATAGCGAGCAACTTGTTTGGCAGGTGGATGTCTATGCGACTTGATGCAGCAATACAGGGCAATCTCACCAAATTTCTGAAAACACAGCAAGCAGCAGCGGAAGCGGCTGTAACGGCGGGCGTTTCAGAAATTGCCACGAAAATCAAAGATGATTTGCGCGGGCAAGTGACGAATGCAGGGCTTGGGGCAAGGCTTGCCAAAAGCTGGCAAGCGAAAGTCTATCCGAAAGGCAAAAAGTCACTCGAAGCGGCGGGCTGGGTGTATTCCAAAGCTCCTAAAATCATTCGCGCCTTTAATGATGGCGTGGTGATCAAGAGCAAGGATGGCTGGTTTTTGGCTATTCCAACCGATGCCGCACCAAAACGCGGCGTTGGCGGTAAACGGATTAACCCTTCTAATTTTCCGGAGCATTCGCTTGGCCGGTTGCGCTTTGTGTATCGTCCCGGCGCGGTGTCGCTTCTGGTGGTGGATGGCTTAAGAGCCAGCACGGGCAAGCGCGGCGGTTTTCGTAAAGCCTCGGAATCAGCCCTTAGAACGGGGCGCGGACTCACCACGGTGGTGATGTTCTTCCTAGTGCCGCAAGCCAAGCTGAAAAAGCGGCTCGACTACAAATCGGTGGTGAATCTTTGGCAGCCTCAGCTGGGGCAAGCCATTCTTAATAATTGGCCGGAGGTGCGTTCCAATGACGAGCAAGCGTGAACAGGTTATCAGCTCCCTACATAACAAGCTGAAAATTTTAGAAAGTGCGACAATCAGCATTTACCGTAACCCCGATAAGCCGCAAAAAATCCTCTCTGGCGGTATCATAATTTTACGGGATGGCGCCAGCGAGGAGCCGGAAGTTTTGCTTTCCCCGGTGACGTATATCTACGAGCAGCTGGTAACGCTGGAAGTGATGGTGCAGCACCCGGATGCTGCAACACGCGATTCGGCTTTGGATTCGCTGCTGGCTGATATTGGCAGCGTTATTAACACCTATCGCACGCTGGATGGCCTCGCTGAGTGGGTTGAGGCCCGATCACCCGAATTTGAAGATGAATCGATTGAGGGCGCACCCAGCGTTCGCACGGCCACGCTTCAAGTGATGGTGCGATTCTACACCAACGACCCGCTTAACTAATCTTAAACTCAAAAGGAGAAAACTATGGCCCGTTCCTACGGTTCGGCAGCGTCATTGCTTGCCTTAAAAGAAGTTACCTACGGCACAAAGCCCACAGGTAACTGGGAAAAATTCGCATTCGTTTCATCGGACTTGAGCGCCGAGCAAAATCTGATTGCATCGGATTTGCTGGGGCAAGGCCGTGAGCCGCGTGCGCCTTTCCGCGATGTGATTAACGATACCGGCAATCTGGTAATCCCGGTGGAAGGCCGTGATTTCGGGCGGTGGCTTCAATTCCTGCTGGGCAACCCTGTATCGACTGGCGTGGCTGCAACTGGCGATATCACCTTTACCGCCAACCCAAGCGCGGGCCACACGATCACCATTAACGGCGTGGTGTGGACGTTCGTTGCATCCGGCGCAACCGGCACGCAAACGAATATCGGGGCGAACTTGAACGCCACGCTCACCCAGCTGGCTACCGATCTGAACGCTTCGGCCAATGCCAGCATTACACCAGCCACTTATTCCAACGGCGGCGGCACAAAACTTAATATCGTGCATGATACGCTCAGTCCTGCAGGTAATAGTTTCACCCTTGCTTCTGGCAACGCCAACGCAGTGGTAAGCGGTGCTACCTTGTCGGGTGGTGGTTATACTCACACCTTCACCAGTGGCGCGGCGACTCTGCCATCATTTGCCGCTGAAATAGGCCATGCCAACGTGCCAGCCTATTTCGTGCATACCGGCTGCATGCTGAATTCGATGGCGCTGAATTTTCAGCGTTCCGGCTCAGCCAATGCCACGCTCAACATTATCGCGCAGGGTGAAACCCGCTTCACCACTACGCAGGGCGGCACGCCAACCAGCCGTATCTACAAGCCTTTCAGCCAGTTCAATGGCACCATCAAGCGTAATGGCGTGGCACTCGGCAATGTCACCGGCGCACAGTTCACCTATGCCAACGGCATGCAGACTGTGCCAACCATTCGCAGCGATGGGCTAATCGATGGCGTAGATCCCACTATCGTGAATATCACCGGCAGCATTGATGCCCGCTTTGCCGACACCACGCTGGTGGATGACGCGATCAACAACACCGCTATCGAGCTTGAGCTTGCCTACAAACTGGCAGGTTTAGAGGGCAACAACTTCTCACTCACATGGAATTTCCATGAGGTGTATTTGCCGCGCCCGCGCATTCCAATCACTGGCCCCGGCGGGGTGCAAGCCAGCTTCAACTGGCAGGGTGTTTACGATGATGGCTTGAGCAAATCGGCCACTGTCGTGCTGAAAAACGATGTCGCAACTTACCCATAGGAGTCACCATGTTACGATTAAATCTACAAAAAGAGCCGTACTGGATGGAATTGCCTTCGGGCGTGCGCGTGCGGGTGCGTCCACTTTCCACGGCAATCATGAATGCCGCGCAATCCCTTGTCATTAAGCAGATTAAGGAAATGCAGGAGGATGAAAGCGTCCTCAAGCCCAACCTTGATGTGGATTCCATACGCTTCGGCCTATCGGAAGCCCTGCTGGTGAAAGCCCTCGCGCAAGCGGCGATCATCGAATGGGAAGGCGTAATGCAGCCCGAAGGCGATGCAGTAGCAAAGGTGACGCAGCAAAGCGTCGCGGAACTGATGGATATCTGGTTTATCGGTCAGGAATTTTGGAAACAGTACACGACTTCCTATTTTGTGCTGGAAGTCGAGGGAAACGCCTCAAGGCCCGGTGTGAATGGCACTACAGCGGCGGGCCTTCCTACTGTTCCGGCTGCATCGCGCAAAAACTCCCGTGCAGTGAAGGCAAAGGCGACCCTTTAACCGGGGAATTTTGCCCGTATCTAAAAAACGAGCCTTTCACCTGCGAAGGGCATGAGGCGTGGGAGTTATTAAAGCTCGGCAGCGTTCTCAAATACTACCCCAGTGGTGCCATCGCTGGGTTCGATATCCCAACCATTGTGAGCATGACGCACGCCCTTGGCTATGACAGCCAAGCGGTGCTGCGTCTGCTCGAACATGCCGAACAAGGCTTACGCGAAGCGGTTAAAAAACATGGCGACAGCAACACAGAACATATCGATTCGGATAGCGGTAGTTGATGGCGACAAAGTGCGCCGTGAACTTACGCTTACCGGCGAGCAAGGCCAGCGTGCGCTTGAGAAAATCCGTGAAGCCACAAAACCGGCTTCCAAGGAACTGGTGGTGCTTAATGCTGCCAGTGAGCAAGCAAACGATGTGATGCGGGAATTGGGCGGGCAAGCAGGACGCACCGGCCAATTTCTGGCAGCACTTGGCCCGGCAGGTGTTGCCGCCGCCGCCGCTATTGGTGCGCTTACCTTCGCAATGGTAGAAGGCTTAAAGGAATACGCCAAATATGAGCAGTCGCAGCTGCGGTTGCAAGCCGTTCTGAAAGCCACCGGCAACGCTGCCGGAATCACCAAGGAAGAAATCGCTGAATTTGCCGAAGCCTATGAACGCTCAACCCTGCGCGGCAATGAAGAAATCCAGAATGCCGCCGCTGAGTTGCTAACCTTCAAGGGCGTAAGTCAGGATACCTTCTTTGAGGCAATCAAGCTCGCCAACGATTTATCGGTGGTGATGGGTAGTGATCTCAACTCGGTGGTGCTTCGCTTCGGGAAACTACTCGAAGACCCGGTAAACAACATCAATGCGCTTTCCAAAGCTGGCGTGACGTTTACCACCACCCAAGCCGATATGATTAAAAGCCTCGTGGAAACGGGCAATGAGGGCGAAGCCCTTGCTATCGTACTGCAAAAAGTGCGTGAGAAAGTCGGCGGCGCGGCGGAAGGCGAAGCTGGCGGGCTTACCGGCGCGGCGCACCGGCTGCGCGTGGAATGGGATGATCTGCTTAAAGCCTTCGGTGCGAACATTGCCGAAAGCGGCGCGGTGCAATCCTCACTAGATTTTCTTTCTAACCGGCTGGCCGCTATTCAGAAAGAAGTGCGTGGCACGCTGGCAGAGCAGCGCGAAGCCGAACAAAAGAAAGTTGATCAGTTCAAATCTTTTGGCACTGACCAGCTGTTTTTCAATCTGGTTGATAACCCGTTTTATACTCAGGCGCAGCAACGTCTTGCCGCCATTGATGATAAAATCGCCGCTGAAAAAGCGGCGAAGAAAAAGGCACTGGCAGATTATGAAATCGCGCAGGAGCAAAACAAAGCTGAGAAAATCGAGGGCATTAACAAAAAGCTCTCCGATGAATTATTGAAGGCCACGCAAACCGATGGTGACAAAATCATCGCGGAGCGTGATCGCATCAATAAGCAGCTGGATGGCTTGGCAACCGATGCAAACAAGGAAGCGATTGACCGGGCAAAGAAGCTGAATGAGCAGCTATCGCAAAGCAAGTATGACAAGTATTTGGAGCAAGCTACCCGTGAAACGCGCCAGCTGACGGAAGCCAATGAAAAGCTGATTGATAGCTTGCAAAAACGGCAAGCCATCGAAGGCATTAACGACCCACGCCAGCGTGCGGTTCAAAGCGAACTGGATAAGCTCAACCCCTCTGCCACGCAGGAAATGCGCGACAAGGTGGCAGAGTTGGCCGCCGCAATTTATGACGAGCAAAAAGCTGCAAAGGATGCCACCGAAGCCCAAGCGCTGCACAAACAGGCGATTGAGCAAATCAATCAGGAAATCCTGAGAACAAAACCCTCATACGATGCCGCGAAGGAAGCTCTCGATCAGTGGAAGGAAAAGCTCATTGATGATTTGGGTGGAGCAACGGAAGCTAACCAGAAATATCTTGAACAAATCGAGCAGATTTACGCCATCAAGTTAAAGGACATTTACAATAGATCGCTGCTCGACAGCAACAAGTGGGCTGATGGCGCGGCGCGTGCCTTAAACCGCTATTCGGATGAGGCAACCAACGCCGCTAAGAATGCCGAAAAGGTATTTAGCAGCGCGGCAACCAAAATCGAAGATACGCTGGTGGATATGGTTTCTACCGGGGAATTCAGTATGAAAAAGCTGGGTGATCTGGTGATGAGTATTCAGCAGGATATCCTGCGGGCATTCCTTCGTGAGAATGTCACCGGCCCGATTGCTGGTGCGCTTGGGCAAGCCCTTGGTGGCGGTGGTGGTAGCAGTGGTGGCGGGGGAATTTTCGGCAGTCTTTTTGGCGATATATTCGGCAGCCTGTTTCACGAAGGTGGGGTGGTTGGCGAATCGCTTGCCGCCCGCCGCGCCGTGCCAGCGCATCTTTTTATCGGTGCGCCACGTTTCCATAACGGCCTGATGCCGGATGAGTTTCCGGCCATCCTGCAAAAAGGCGAAACGGTACTGCCCAAGAATTCCAAAATGGGCGGCATGAACGTGACGTTTAACATTTCAACCCCTAACGCGCAGAGCTTCATGGAGAGCCAAGGCCAGATCATGGCCAAGTTCGCCGGCAGCTTGCAGCGTCATCGAACAAGGAACAGCTAATGCCAACATTTCACGAAGTGCAATTCCCGCCGAAAATAGCTTATGGCGCATCCGGCGGGCCAATGTTTAACACCAGCATTGTCACCACCTTTGGCGGCTTCGAGCAACGCAACGTCAACTGGCAAAAGGCGCGTGGCCGCTGGGACGTATCCACCGGACTTAAAAACAAAGCCGACATGGATACGCTACAGGCATTTTTCCGCGCCCGCTTTGGCAAGGCGTATGGGTTTCGCTTCAAAGACTGGACGGACTATCAGGCGGTGGGCCAAGTGCTGGGCAATGGCAACGGGGTAATCACCACCTTTCAGCTGGCCAAGCTCTACACCAGCGGAAGCAACACCTACAGCCGGGAAATCAAAAAGCCGGTGACAGGCACGATCAAGATATACTTGAACGGGGTTTTGCAGGGCGCGGGCTACACCGTGGATCTCACCACCGGCGTTGTCACGTTCTCAAGCGCACCCGGCGCGGGCGTGGTGGTGAGTGCGGATTTTGATTTTGACGTACCGGTGCGCTTCGATACGGACGCGCTGGCCGTGCGTGCGGATGGGCCGGGAATCTATGTGTGGGATGCAATTCCCGTTGTGGAGATTCGCGTATGAGAACTGCATCATCCAATTTAACGGCGCATCTTGCCGGGGAAGTCACCAGCATAGCGATTTGTTGGAAGCTCACGCTGGTGGGCGGCACGGTGATGGGGTTTACCGATCACACGGCCGATTTAACGATTAGCAGCCAGCTTTACAAAGCGGCCACCGGCTTCTCGCCCACCAGCATTGAAACGAAAGACAAGTTTAGCGTTGATAACCTCGATGTAGCGGGAATCCTTGATGCGGCTTCGATTACCGAAGTGGATATCATGGCGGGCAAGTATGATTTTGCCGAAATCGAAATCTTCATGGTGAACGTCACCGATCTCACGCAAGGCGTTATCACGCATCGGCGCGGCTGGCTGGGCGAAGTATCTTTGAAGAACGGACAGTTTGTAGCGGAAGTGCGCGGCCTGACACAGAAACTAAGCCAGAATATCGTGGAGATTTATAGCCCGACATGCCGCGCCGTGTTTGGTGATACGCGCTGCAAGGCCAACCTTGCCAGCTACACTGTGGGCGGTACGGTGAACACCGTCACCAGTCGCCAAGTCTTTATCAGCAACAGCATGACGCAAGCGGCGGGGTATTTTTCTAGTGGTGAAGTCGAGTGGCTTACCGGTGCGAATGCTGGGCGGCGCATGGAGATTAAGGAATTTTCCAACAAGCAATTCACCCTGGTGTTGCCGATGCCTAACAATATCGCGGCGGGCGACACGTTCAACGCGATTGCGGGGTGCGATAAAACTTTCAACACTTGTTTCAGCAAATTCAGCAACGCCGTTAATTTCCGGGGTGAGCCTTATGTTCCCGGCATGGATAAAATGCTGCAAACCGCTGCAACAGCCAATGATCTGCAAACAGTATGAAAAATCACAACAACATTGTGGCGCAAGCGCGCACTTGGCTTGGCACGCCGTTTCATCATCAAGCTCGGCTCAAAGGAAAAGGCTGTGATTGCCTTGGCCTGATTGTCGGTGTGGTGGATGAGTTGGGATTGAAAGACAGAAACGGCATGAAGCTGGCCGCGTATGATGAGGTGACGTACTCGAAAGAGCCGGATGGCGCGTATCTGATTCAGAAGCTCACCGGCTTGCTCGAAGAAGTGCCTATTGCAGAGGCCCGCGCCGGTGATCTGGCATTATTCAAGGTAAGGGAAAACCCTCAGCACCTTGCAATCCTGAGTGATTACGAGGGCGGGCTTGGCATGATTCACAGTTTTGCACCGTCGCGCCGGGTGGTGGAACACCGGCTTGATGACGAGTGGAAATCCAAAATAATTAAGGTTTTCAGATGGCAGCAATCGTTTTAGCAGCAGCGGCAAGTCAAGGTGCAGCCGCCTTGGGCGCAGGCACGTTTTTGGCCGCAGTAGCCGGAGGTGTGGGCGGATATTTGGGAGGTTTTGTTGATCGCGCCGTTTTTGGCAGTAAAACCCGCATCAGTCAGGAAGGCTCGCGCATCACCGATTTGATGGTGCAAGCCTCTACCTATGGCAAAGCGATTCCGCTGATATATGGCAACGCCCGAATTGCCGGAAACATCATCTGGTCACGCCCGATTCAGGAGCATATCACCACCACTACGCAAAGCTCCGGCGGTGGTAAGGGTGGCGGCGGTGGCGGCAGCGTGGAAACTACCACCACGACTTACACCTACACGGCCAGCATTGCGGTGGCGATTTGCGAAGGCCCGATTAGTGAAGTGGTGCGCGTGTGGGCGGACAGTAAGCAACTGGATTTAACCCAAGGCAGCTATACGCTCTATCTGGGCGATGAAACGCAGTTGCCCGATACGTTTATGGCTTCCTTCTTCCCGGCAGGGCAAACACCCGCTTATCGTGGGATGGCCTATGTGGTGATTAAGGATTTCCCGCTGGCGGATTACGGCAACCGCATTCCTAACTTCACGTTTGAAGTGCGCCGCACGCTCAAAAAGCCTTTCGACTTGGAAGACAAGATCAAGGATATCACGCTGATTCCGGGGGCTGGTGAATATGTTTACGATACGGTGGTGCAGCAAAAACAATTCGGCCAGCAGGACGTAATGGGTAACTTTGTTCAGGGCGGCAAAGTCACCAAACTGAATTTGAATAACCTGAATAATAAAGCCGATGTGCTGGTGGCACTGGATAACCTGAAAGCCACGCTTCCCAATGTGGAGTGGGTTTCGGTGGTAATAAACTGGTTTTCGGATTCGCTCGACCCTGCCGTTTCTATCATCAAGCCGGGTGTGGAATTTGACGGGCAAGGTGCAATCGTTACGCCGGATGATTGGACGGTTGCCGGTTTTACCCGCACCACCGGCCATGCAATCCTTACCTTCCCGGATGGTTCACCCACTTACGGCGGTACGCCTACGGACAAAGGCATCGTGCGCTTGTGTCAGGAATTAAAGGCGCGTGGATATAGCGTGTTATTTTACCCGATGGTGCAAGTGGATACGATCACGCCGCAAGCCAAGCCGTGGCGAGGAAGAATTACGCCCACCAATGCCACCGATGCGGCTGGCTTCTTCACCCGTAGCAACGGCTATAATGCGTTTATCACGCATTATGCCAACCTGAATTTTGGCGGCGTGCTGCTTAAGAATAACATCGATGCGTTTATGATCGGCTCTGAGCTTGTCGGCCTTACGCAGTATATGAGCAGTCCCGGCGTATTCCCGGCAGTCACTCAGCTGAAAAGCCTTGCAGCCACGATTAAGGCGGCGGTGGGCGGCGGCGTGAAAGTGATGTATGGCGGCGATTGGAGCGAATATCACTCGGTAAACGGCTGGTATAATCTTGACCCGCTTTGGTCAGATGCCAACATCGATGCGGTGGCGATTGATTGCTATGTGCCGCTTACGCCTGATTTGCCGCAAACGCAAATCGACTATCAGGCGGTATATGACGGGTGGACGCAGGATGAAGGCTGGGATTATTTTTGGGATGCAACTCGCACCACAAAAACCTTCTATTCCGGCCCAACCTATGCGTGGAAGAACATAAAACACTGGTGGAATTCCACACATACCAACCCGGATGCAAGCACTACTGCTTGGACTGCCAAAATGAAGCCGCTGTGGTTTTCAGAGCTTGGCTTTCCTTCGGTGGATGGCTGCGCGAATCAGCCCAACGTGTTTATCGACCCGGATTCGGTGGAAAGTTTCTATCCTCGCGGCTCGCGTGGGCGTGTGGACTTCCTCGCGCAGCGTACCGCGCTGGATGCCTCCATTGATTATCTCGATGATGAAAATGCGCTGGAAGCGAATTTTATTCCGCGCAAGTTCATCTGGACATGGGATGCGCGGCCTTTCCCGTTCTTTCCTGATCTTGGTTCGGTGTGGGCCGATGGGGGGAACTGGAAAACCGGCCATTGGGTGCAAGGCAAGCTAGGGCTATCAAGCCTCGGCCAGATCGTGGCCGATTTGCTGAAAAAGGTTGGGTATGATTCCACCATGTACGATACAAGCCGGTTGCTTGATATCGTTACAGGTTTTGTCATCACCAACCGGCAAACGGTGCGCTCTTGCCTTGAACAGCTGGCAACCGCGTATTTCTTCGACTGCGTGGAAAGTGACGGGATTTTGAAGTTCATCAAGCGCGGCAAGGTTTCCAATACCACGATAGATTTCACGGAGCTGGTAACTACCGATGATTCTGGTGATGCGCTCACTGTTACGCGCACGCAAGAGCTTGAATTGCCGCGCCAAGTGGATGTGATCTACCTCAACCGCACGGCGGATTTTCAGGCTGGCACGCAATCCTCGCAACGCCAGACAGTGAAAGCGGTGGATTACAGCACCGTTAATTTGCCGATTGTGCTTTCCGATCAGGAAGCCAAGGTGGTGGCGGATGTCACGCTCTATAATGCGTGGGTGGGCCGTGTGAGCTACCAGTTCACTGTGCCGCCCAAATATGCGCTGCTTGAGCCAACGGACGTAATCACCGTTACGAAAGATGGCGCGGCCTATCTGGTTAGACTCACGGCCACCAAGCTGGTGCGAAACGGCATGCAGGAGATTAGCGGCGTTGCGGAGGACGTAAGCAGCTATGACTTCTACAATCCGGCTGGTACTGGCACGCCAAACTTGCAGCCACCGCCAACCATATCGGAAACGCGGCTTGAGTTGATGGATTTGCCAGCCTTTCCAACGGATGCCGTTACCGATGCTTACCTGCGCTATGGCGTGGTGGGCTTAGGTGAAAACTGGGCGGGTTCGGCGGTGTATCGCTCCGATGATGGCGGCTCTAACTATGCGCTTATGCAAACGCTCACGGCGCAAGCCACCATCGGCGCGGTGCTGAATATCATTCCTGCAGGTACGGTGTATGGCTGGGATAATATCAGCACTATCGATGTGCTGCTTACTTTCGGCCAGCTGCAAAGCGTGACGGATATCGCCGTGTTGAATGGCGCGAATGTATGCGTGATCGGTGACGAGATTATCCAGTTTCAGACCGCCACGCTGCTCGATACCAACAAGTACCGCTTGAGCGGGCTTCTGAGGGGGCGGCTAGGCACGGAATGGGCTGTAGGTAGTCATGCCGCTGGTGAACGCTTCGTTATGCTCACAAACACGCTGGCGCGGGAATTGATAGCATCATCCAGCTGGGGAAT